CATCAGCGCTGACATTCAGCAACGCCGTGGACAAAGTGGAGTTCTCGTTCTGCGCGTCCATCGCCTCCGTCAATCCTGTCCATGTTGTCGTGCCCGACTGCTTACAGTGCATCGCTGCAAGAACCGAGCCTTTGTCCTGTACCCGGATGTTTCGCGCCACTAGGCCATTCGTGTCCACCGTGCCGCTGATCATGCCGCACAGTTCCTTGTCCTGCAAATCAAGCGCGTGATGCGTAGCGATGCGGCAACGCTGTCCCTGATTAGTCAGACCAACAAGGAAACTGGCTGTCGTTCCCGCTGGCACGTCTAGCTTGAAAATGCCGATTAGCACTGCTTGAAGCGTGTAGAACCGGCTTATCACTTCTTCCATCGCGATGCCGTTGCAGGTCACACTCGTAAAGCGCAAGTCTGTTCCAGCCGGTGCATCCGTGCCCACCACCAGGAGCACGGTACGTTTCTCGTCGGCGGCCCCGATGTTCACGTTAGTGAAGGAGTAGGATGCATCACTGTTCGTAAGCGCGGTCGTGGTGACATACGAAATGCTGGAAGCGATAATTGATTTAACGCCCGCAAGGAGCATTTGCATGATGCCTGCCATTTAAGACACCCCCGCGCCAATGATAAACCACGTGTCCGTCGCCGTCTTGCGCACAGTTGCGACGCCATAAGCTGCCAGCGTTCTGTTGCCAGTGTTGGCTGTACCTGCCTGCCGCATCGTCACCCCGCTGCCCTGCGTCACGGTGATCGCTGACGCGCTGGTGTTGGTGATCGTCACGGTGGACCCGACAGGGAATGCGACAGTGCCGTTCGGAGGCACGGTAACGCCTGCCGTGGTATCGACAGACTTGCCCCGATCGGTCAGGGCCAGCGTGTACGCGTTCGTCTGGGCATTAGCCGGGACATCCAAGTAGCCCTTCTCAGTATCCAGCTCAGCGATGGCCGCCTGCACGGTACTCGCCCCGATATTGCCGGTCGGGGTGAAGCCGATGGCACTGGCAACGTGTGCGTCCGTGGCGTCGTTTAAGTGCGCGGTCAGGTCGGCACTTGCCGCCGCCCCGAGAGTCGCCCTTGCCGTTGCCGCATCGGCGTCGTTCATCAACGTGCCGATGAACGTACTGATTGAAGCCAGATCGGTCGCCTGCTGTGCGGTGATGGCGGCCAGCGTATCAAGCTGCGCATCAGCGGGCTGATAGACGCCCGCGTGCGTGTGACTCGTCGCGGACTTCTCGCTGTCCAGTTCTTGGAGTGCCGCCTGCACAGTGTTCGCGACGATAGTACCCGCCGGAGTAAAACTGATCGCCGTTGCCGCGTGCGCCCCGGCCGAAGCCCCCGTATGAGCTGTCAGCGCCGTGGTCGTGGCCTTCTCGCTTGCCAGTTCCGCAATGGCGGCCTGCACGTTAGTCGCCACCACGTCACCGGTCGCAGAGCAACTGATGGCGCTGGCCGAATGCGCATTACTTGCCGCCCCGGTATGGCCTGTCAATGCCGTGGTCGTGGCCTTCTCGGTGTCCAGCTCTTGGATTGCCGCCTGCACCGTGGTCGCACCCACCGTGCCGACGGGGGAGAAGGACACAGCACTGGCAGCATGCGCCGCACTGGTGTCGTTGATGTGCGCCGCGAGATCCGCTTCAGTGGCGACACCCGCTTCGGCGGTCGTCTGGTTTTCCCATACCGTGCCGGTAAACACCAGCAACTCCCCGGTCGCGGGCAGGTTAAGCGTGACGTCGTTCAGGTCGTTCAGGTAGGACGCGCCGCTGCCCCCGGTAATGTCCCGGTTCTCCCAGCGGTTCTGCGCGTCGTCCCACATCAACGCCTGCCCGTCTATCGGGTTGCTGATGGTTACGTCGGTCAGGTCATTCAATGCCAATGCGCCGCCGCTCGGCATGGCATCCGCGACCCACTTGCCCGTCGCCGTATCCCACATCAGGATGTCGTTGTCCGCGAGGCCGATAACGTTCACGTCGGACAGGCTGCTGAGTGCGTGGTTATGCGTCAGCAGCGCGTAGCGTGCGTCGCCGCGCACCTGATTGTAATACTGCGTGTGATCGTCGTCGCCCAACCCGGTCAGCGCTCCGTGGTCGGTCACGCCACCACCGCCGCCCGGCACTGTGCCGACGTGCGTGACGGAGTCAAATCTGAACAGTTCAATGTCCGTCGTGCCGTCAAAGAAGTACACGACATGCACGGGCGCTGCATTGTCGTTGATCCACAGCATGCCCCGGAGGACGTAGCTGGGACGCGCTGGCCCCACGTGGCAAGAATGCAGTGCCGTCCGCCAACTGTTCAGGTCGGCCGCGAGTTGCGTGCCGGTCTTTTGTGTCGGGTCAATTGTACCGAAATCATACTGGCTCATAGTTCCTCTCCGTTTACGATATTGCCGTTATCACAGTTGGCTTGGGCACACTTGGGTCAGTATACATATACCCGATTAATTGTGTCCCCTGTTGCGCACCGTACCCTTTCGCGAGCCAGTCAAACTGCCGTTGCACTGCCTGCTGATTCTTGTCGTAGAATTCGATGTTAAAGCCGTCCGCGCTGCTGGCGGTTATTTGGTACGAGTCACCCTGTACTACAGTATCGGCAGTGATCGCTATAACCGGCCTGTCTTTAAACGGCGGGTCGTAGGCCACGTATACCCCGCCCGGCGGACAAATAACGTCGTAGCGACCGTCTATGCGATCCGGCATGGCTACTTCTATGAAGGCGTCGGTAATTTCCACGCCAAGATACGGCGGGGCTTCAGGATCGGGGTAATCCCATTCCACCACCAGCCGAAACTCAAATGTCTGCCCGGTATAATCCGTGACGAGAAACTGCTTCCATTCGCCATAGTCGAGGATGCCGCCTTCGTTGCGCACCCAGCGCACTTCATGCCAGATGCTGACTGAATCCGCAGCGCCGACGACGTCCGGCTTGTAGACCAGTTCGCCCGCTATCGGGTCCGCTATCTCCATCGGGACCCACGTGGACATGAAGGAACTGCTGTCAAAGATGGAGGCGTTTATCTTGGACGTGAACCGCGTCTGGTATACCGCCCCTAACTCCAGCGGTTCAGCGTAGTAGTATTCCGCCCGAAGCTGGTACAATCCCGGCGAGGATTCAAGGGTGCGAATGCCGTCTGGGCTACGCTCAAAGTTCACAAGGTTGCCGTCCCAGCCATCCGGCTCATCATCCACCACGGTCAACTCGTTGATGTTCCACAGGTTGATGCCGGGGGTGTACGCTGCGGAGTACGACTGCGAACGGTTGCCTGACGTGTCCACCGACTTGATGAAGTACGTGCCAAGGCGGGCGGGCAGTTCCGCGTTCTTGGCCGGGTAGGGAATGCGGGCGGCGACAATCGTGCTCTTCGCATAGTTTGGGTTCACCAAATTCGGATCGTAGCGGATTTCGTAGTAGTCAATGTCCGGGTCAGTCGGATGCAGCCAACTGAACGCGATAGTGTCCCGCTTCAAGTCCAGATCAAATACGGGCGGCGCGGACGGGTAGGAATAGTCGCCAAGCATCTCGCCGCAAAAAGATGGGGCTTCGTTCAGTGTCACCTTGTTGCCGAACTGCGAAACGGCTAACACCTTGACGCAGAATTTAGAACCGGGGTAGTCGCGCGCGATACCGATATCGATGTCACGGATCCAGAAGAATTTAGCCAAGGTCGTGCGGCCCAGCAGTGCCCAGCGCGTCGGGCCTTCGGGGTTCAAATCCCACTGCCCCCACACTTCCCACGAATTGACACCCTGCCCGACCGAAGTCATCCAGTCAAATTGCACGGCAAGCAACGGCCTGCGATCAACGTACTGGATGCGCTGCAAAATGCGCACGTCGTTCACAGCGGGCGGGGCGGCAACACCGAGGTCGGCATCCACGGGCGGGTCATACGGCGGGATCGTGCCGGTATCGGCATTGAAGATTGCATCGCCCGCATAAGGCACGAGCGTCAGCTTGGCCGCGAGGTCGGGCTGCGGGTTGACCGCCCCGATGAGGAACGGATACGTGATGCGCATCATCTCGCCCCATACGTGCAGGTCACCGACGGTGATACCAGCAACCGGGGCGACAGGCCGCACGGTGTACTCGTCCACAGGCGGGTTCTCCAGTTCACCTTGCAGGATGGTTCCGGCCAGCGTGCGGATGGTGTACCCGTAGTCCTTGCCCACTTCAAAGCTGACCGGCTCCGTGAGCGTCCACTGCGTGGCCTTGCTATTGCCGTCATATGTCACGTGCTTGATGCGTGCGGGCAAGCCGCCAAGGCGCGGCACGTCGTGCGCCACATGCACCATGTCCCCGCGTGTGGCAACGAGATGCTCCATGTCCACATCCAGCACCCACTGCTCCTGACGGTGGATGCCCTGCGCCATACGATAGCGCCCGTCACGCCAGACTTGCGTATTGCGGGTCACCCCGATGGATTCCATGTTCTCAAAGACGGTGGCCGTGTTGATGTCGTAGCCATCGTTGTACACGATGCGCTCTTCCATCTTCCACGTGTCGCGGGAATAGTATTGGATGCGCAGGGCGTGCGGTATGTCGATGAACGTGCGCGAACCTGAAAAGCCTTTGCTGTTATGCGGGGTGAACACCTGCACGGGCGTCGTCTGCGGTTGATCAATGACAATCTTCAGCCTGCCATCACCGGGAATAAGCGAGGCCCGGCCCGCTGCGGTTATGCTTTGCGCCAGTGCGAAGATCGTGGTGTTGTAGTCCACCGTGTGGTCGAACTCGGCCAGCTTCTCCGCGTGTACCGGGTGCAGGCTATCGCAGTAGTCCGCCCACGCCTCAAACGAATCCATATCTATGCGGCTATTCGGGACGGGCCGCTTGTTCATGCTGCCCTGCAACACTTCCAGTAGCGCCCACGCCGGATTGTTGGACAACTCATAGAACCACTGCCCGCCCCGGCGCACGTTCAAGTAGGAATGCGCGATGCAGGACAGGTTATCCACCGTCCCGCTCAACTGGTCATTGGCTTGGATGCGCATCTCAACCAGCGTGTGCGCGTTACGCAAGGCGACAGGCGGGCTAACCGCGCTGATGCTGGTTACGCTGGTCAGGTGAAGATCGCCGTACTTGTTGCGGTCGTTGCTCTTGCCTTCTGTCTGCCTGATGCGAACTGAGTACTGTTTGCCGGGCACTGCCGTCGGGGTCGGGGCAACTTCAATGCTGACCGGCAGTTGCACCACGCGGTGATCAGTGAGCACGAATTCACCGCCCGCACTAAATACTTCAAGAGCAACGGTAATATCTGACTGCGAAACTACCGTCCAGCCGGAAGACTTGCTGTACGTGGATGTTTCAATAACCCACGCCTCGGCCAGCGCGGGGCTGATGGTCACGCTCTCTTCGCTGTCTTGCGTCAGTGTGTTCGTGATGGTGTACGTCACGCCGTTGCGGATGAAAGTCCTGTCTTCGTTTGTGCTGCCGTCAAATGCCAGCAAGGACAGCACTGTCGCGCCTGCCGGATAGCCTGTATCAATGCGCGTCTTGTCACGATACAGTTCAACCGCGTTACCCGTCGTCACTTGCGCATGCACCACCGGGATCTGGTCGGTGTCCATCTCGCGGGATGTGGTCACACGGTAGGCCGTACGAATGGCGTACCAGCCCGTCCCACCCTTCTCGCGCCATTCAATTTCCCACTTGGCCGTGCGGTCGGTATACTGGCCTTCACTGTCCACCTTGGTCAAGCCAGAAGGAAACAGCAGGTTGATCACAAAATGATCACAGTCAAATGCGGTGTCAAATTCAAACCAGCCGTCGGCCGGCGGCTCCTGATCTATTTCGGGCAGCTTTACGTTATACGGATCAGTGTGCCGTGCGCCCCTGTACCACAGCAATTCCGGGTTCATCGTGTTGCGATGCACTTTGTACTGTGCGTTCTGGAAGTAGTCAATGGCGGAAGAACCGATGAGCAGATCGGTCACTTCGTAGTCGCCAGCACCCACGTCATACAAGGCCACCAGATAGGAATCATCCCCGAAAATCTCGGCATAGGGAGCGGCAGCTACAGTGGGAAACAACTTGACCCGCCCGAAGGAGCGCCGCACAGGGCCATAGGGATCCGCAGCGTTGCTCTGCCCGGATATCTGGAATAGCGGCTTGCCGCCGCTGTTGCCCTTGCCGGGGGTAGGCGGACGGAACAGCATGCCGATCAGCAGGTTGCCGACCATGCCGATTGCCGCCGTCAGCATCTGCATGCCCAGCGTGCCCGCTTGGATGCCCATCATCGGGCCGACCAACCCGGCAAGATACGGCGCGAAGATGGCGATGGCGATAGATGCGACGAGAGCCAGTATGCTTTTCCCGCCGCCGTCGCCGCCACGCGGAACCGTGGAAACCCGCACTACCGAGGAAGCCTTTGGCTTCACGCGGCTCCAGTATTCCGCCGGGACTTTGTGGCCGTTGATCGTCACCATGACATATTCGGTTTTGAGCAAGGGCACGCACTGCTCCACAAGCTGGGCACACGTCATCCCCTGCTCTGCCACGGCATAAGCCTCCCTGCCGTGCCCGAGATCCTGCGTTATGAGTTCCATCTGTACACTCCATGCAAGCGATGCTTCCACCGCGTTCCATCATACGCCTCTAGGCAGGAATTGTGTCCGGGCAAACTGTGCAGCATGCGCCCCGGCCCGAGATAGATGCCGGTATGCCATGGCGCGTCGGTGACACGGAACACCAGCACGTCGCCGAAGGCCGGGTAGTCTACCCGCTGCCATTCGCCAAAGGCATGAGCCATGCAGCCTTTGACCGAGGCCTTGTCCATGGACGACGCGTACAGTTCCAAGTAATCCGGCACATCCACGCCTAGTTCCTGCCTGTAGAAATGCCGCACAAGCTGCCAGCAGTCCAGCCCCATGGCCGGGTCTTGGCCCTTGTCCACGTAGGGGATGCCGATATAGCGGGTCAGGTCTATCATCAGTAGAACAGCCCGGCAAATTGTGCCGGGTCGTATGCGTCGCAGGGGTAGGGAGCGTTCAGCAAGTCCGACGAAACCAGCCTGCCCGAAATGCTTTGCAGATCGTAGTTGATATCCATCAACTCCAAGTCTTCAAGGCTCAGTTCCACCACGTCCGGGGCGTTGCTCAGCACAAGCTGCAACGTGATGCGCGGGGCGCTGGTCAGCCCACGGATCACTTCCATCAGCTCCCTGTCCACGTTGTCAAACTTTACTTCCACGCTGGGCAGCGTTTCGCCGTCGTCCACCGCCAGCGTGATCTCAAACGGATAGCCGACAAACTCGTTGCCGTTGCTGGTCACGTTCTGCGTGTTGTTGACATAGCGATACGGCGCACCGAGTTCCGGATGGTCAACCGTAACCAGTATCCAGAAGGCGTTGTCCGTCTCCAGTGCGTTGAGCGAAACAACGGCATTCGCGGTCAGTGTCCGGCTCACGGCAGTTCCTCCAGCGAGAATGCAACCCGCCACGCAATCCCGACCGCGGAGTACTCCGGCTCCCCGACGAAGCGGAATACCGTGTCCACCCCGGTGATGGGGTGCGGCATGAGGATGGTGTCCGTGCCCGCCTTGCACGTGACGTAGAAGAAATCGTCGAACAGGGTGTACTCGTCCGCGTCCTTCAGCAAGATATCGCAGGCATACGTGCGCACCGGGTTGATGAACCGCCTGCGCACCTTGGGCGGGCCGGTATCCATGTCCGTACGGATCGTGACCGGCTGCGGCTTCAGGGCGAAGCCTTCCGCCCAGAACGCCGTAGTGATGCCGGGGGGCCAAGCATTGTTCGGCATTATCTCGCTCCTTGCCTGTTCAGGCCGTAGGTAGTTTGGAGCAGGGCATCAAACGATCCCTGCCGTATGGACTTGGAAACCGCATCGCGAACCCACATCTCCACCATGCGTTTCCCGTCAGCCGTTTCGGTCACCTTCGTTTCCACCTTGGCTGAAGACTCGTTGTACACGTTGATCTCTACGCCCCCGCCCATGGCCTGCACGCCCAGATCACCGGACGGCGTGCGTGTCAGCGGCATGATGGCTTCCGGCCCGGCCTCGGCAAATATGCCCGCCCCGCTGGCGAAGGCAAACATGCGGGGACTGCTGTAGACACCGTTGCTGTACGCGCTGAGAGAGGCACTGGTGTAGACGTTGCCCTTGGCACTGGCAGCGGGGGCGCTAAGGATCTCGCTCCACGACATGCCCGACTGCAACCCCTTGATCGCAGCCTTGATGGCAGCGATTGCCGGTTCCATCAGCAGCATCTGCGTCAGCATTTTGGCAAGGTCGCGCAGCACACTTTCGGCGAAGTCACTGAACGAATCCGCCGCGTCATCCGCCCCGGAAGCAAAGTCAACCAGCATGCCCGATATGTCGGCAGCATACCCGTCAATCTTCTCGCCCAGATCGGCGATAACCTTATCCATGCCTTTCAGGTCTTCAGCGCCCTTCTTAGCTTCGTCAGCAGCTTTCTTGTACGCGGCATTGATGGCGGCAGCTTGCTCCTCAAAAGACAGCAGCCCGCGCAAGGCCAGTTCATTGATACGCCACAGTTGCGTTTCCAGTTCATCGGTAGGCAGCTTGATGGCGGCCTTGATATCCTCCGCTATCTTGGCCCATTCCTCTTCAGCTTTGCGTGCATCCTCGTATGCCTGCTGCAACGATTCCAGCGCAAAGATCTCGCTCTCGTACGCGGCCTCCCGTTGCTTGGCATCTACTTCTTTCTGCTTCGTCAGGCCGGATGCGTCTTCCCATTCCTTGTTCAGCAATGCCTGCGCTTCTTTGAACTGCTCCGTGCTGAGTTTGCCTTGGCGATACCGCTGGTCAAGCAGTTCAATCAGTACGTTAACTTCCTTGATGCGTGCCGTGGTAGTCTGGTCAAGGATGCCTTTCAGCGGGTCAGTGACCGCCTTGGTCGGCGGGGTGAACTCCGGGAACTTGTCCGTCTCGGACTTCGTGCCAGCTACCGCATCCTTTTCCGCCTTGAGCCTGCGTGCTTCGGCTTCCTTGCGCAGCGTGAGATACTTGATCTGCTTCAGCACGTCATCCCGTGCGTACTCCAAATCCAGCGCCTCTTCGTCGTCACGGTTCTTCTGCGCTTCCTCGATTTTCTTAGTGAGAATAACGTACTGCGTGCCGAGTTGCTGAAGATGCTCGCCAGCCGTTTTGAACGGAGACAACCCCAGCCCGAACAGACGCAAGGCTTCACTGAAGTTGCCAGCGACAAGGATGCCGTCGTTCATTTCCCCGGCCATATCACTTATCGCCGGAACAAGTTCTGTCAAGATTGTCGCGGCAAGACCAGCCGTCGTCTGCCTCAGTTCAGCCATCTGGTCGTTGAACTGATCCGCGTTCGGCGCAAGCCGGGCCATGGTCTGCGCGTAGCTTTCGCTTGCCTGTGCCATCTGCCGCAGCTTGTCACCGCCCTCGCTCAGCAGGGGCAGCATCTCCTTGTACCCCCGGCCCAGCACTTTCTGGATGTCACCCAGCACCTTGCTCTTATCAGCGGCCTTGGCATACGCGTCAGCCAGTTGGAACAGCCGTTCCTTCGCGTCCGTGCTGTTAACACCCAGCGCCTTGAGCGACTCGGCCATCTCCTTGCTAGAACGGGACTGGCTGACAGACAGGTTGATCTTCTGGATAGCCGCCGCCACCGTTTCAAGTGACGTGCCGTTTTGCTCGGCTGCCAGTTTCAGGCTCGCCAAGTCTTTGATGGAAACATCCGTGGATTTGGACAGGTCATTGAGCGCATCGGCGGCATCAATGATGGAATTGGTGTAGCTGACAACGGCATTGACAGACAGCGCCCCGGCAAAACCGATAGCAAAGTTCTTCAGCGTGCCAGTCAGCGCCCCGAACCGCTTGTCCACGTTCGCTGCGTTCTGCTGCAACTGCTGCAGACTGCGCAAGCTGTCCTGAGCCAGCTTTACCTGAAGTTCATATATGCGGCGAGTGACTGCGTCAGCCATTTAGATTCTCCCTTTGCGCTTCATAGAGATGGAGATTGTAGGAATGCGGTTCACACTGGTAAAGCCAGTGACGTTCAGTTCCCGCGTGTTCACCCAATAGTCGTAGAACGACAGCGAACGGTATTTGCTCTTCATGCGACGGATGACCGCATTGTGCAGATCGGTCGGCTTTTTGGTTTTCGGCGCCCGGCCCTGAAAGAGCCAGCGGTACTTCCGGGAATGCGCCACCATGGGGCCGACGATACGCACGGGCCGCCCCTTTTGCAGCATGGCAAGAGATACCCCGCTGGGGTCCGTAGCGACCCGCCGTTCGCCGATCCAAATCTCAAACTGGCTTACGGTATGCCCGGTCACGCGACGCGCCATGGCCTGCAAAACGATCCACGTAGCCTTCAGCGCCTCCAGCACCGTGGCAGCGTCGTTGAAGTACGCCACTACGGATTTCGTTGCCGTGTTGATGGGCTTGCGTGCCCGGCCATCTACGATGATATTGGTCGGCGGGTTGCCGATCTTGATCTGCGCCTGTATCTCTTGCGCAGCGATGGCGCGCAGCATGAACTGATAGTCCGCCTGCGCTACTTCCAACACTTCCTTGTAGACGGGGCCGCGCTGCTTACTGGTGACGACGGGCAGGCTTATTTCCACGAGACGCTCCCTTCTGTGCGGCTTTGTGCGCGGCAAGAGCGGCGGAGGCCTGCCGAAGAACGGGGAAGAGCCATTCCAAGTCCACTTGGTAATGCACCGCCCACTCTTTCACCCGGTCCCATGTCACTGCTCCATCCAAATCCGCCCAACAATCTAACGCCGGAAGAAGCCACAAAAAGATTTCAGGTTTTGAGCGGAGCGCTGGGACATCCTTGCCGCGCTCCGCTGCTTTTCTCAACCGTTCTTCATGCTCCCCATAGGCCGCTTGCCACACTAGGACTTTCCCAGGGCTTCACCGTCCTCCTTCACCGTCTGCTTGAACTTCTCGTTGTCCAGCGCCGCGCCACGTATCGCGTCCCAGATATCCGGGCACTGGTACATCACGCGAATGCAGTTCTCGCGATTGAATTCCAGCGGCTGACCGTCAGGGCCGTCCACGTTGCGCCAGCCCACGATCACCGCGTCTGCGAATGCGTCGATGAGGATATCCTCGTGCGTGTCAAATGCCCGCGTAGGATCGGCGTCGAGGCCACCACGACGCTTGTTCGCGGCAACTGCCAGCGCGTACCGATAACCCCGGTTCGCCGCGCTGGCACTGCGCACGATAAACACCATGTCGTCCACGGGCACTTCCACGCCATGGCGTTCTGCGTCACGGTCTATGCCGTATTTGGCGAAGGGATTCATGCGGTCACCGTGACAGAGTTGGACTGCTCCATGGTCGTGCCCGCCGTATTGGTGGCGGTCACTTCACAGTAGATGACGTCCCCAGCCTGCGGGGCGGGCAAGGCAGTCGCCATGTTCAGCGTGCTGCCAGTTTGCAACGGACTGAACGGCCCAGCGTCACTGATCCACGAGTAGGTCTTCGTGATCGTGCCCGCGCCGACGAACGTGCCGCCGTCGCAGGTCAGCGTGGAGCCGACAGTGCCGGGGCCAGTAACCACCGGAGCAACTGCTGCGACCGGCTCACCCGGGACGGCAGGCTGACGCGTGACGATGACCGTGCATTCCGCGTCGGCGTCGTACAGCGCCTGAATGGACATGGCAACCGTGACGTCTTGGTCAGTGCCGGGGGCCACGACGGGGGCCGCGGTCATCTTGCAGCGCGGGAAATGGAACGTGAACTGCGGGTTGCCATCCGCGTCGCTGAGAATGATGTCCACCGGGAACTCGGTCTGGTCAATCAGTGCTTCCACCGGGGCGTCCGACGCATAGTACAGCGTCGCCTCAATGGTGGCCGCCAGCCTGCCGCGCACCGACTCCTTCGTGCCCAGCGTACCGATGCACTGGATGTCCCGGGCATTGGTGTCCATGTTCACGTTCACCGCGCTGAAGCACGATGTGGAAGCGATGCCGCCCACGATGACTTCCACGTCCTGCGGCACAAGCACCGGCTCCGTGCCGGGGTCGGGGTAGGTGGCTCCGCTAATGGGGGCCGTGCCCAGCGTCAGTTCCCCGCCATTGACCGTGATGGTGGCGGTGATAGGCGCGCCGGGGGCGATGGACAGCCCAAGTGCCGAGAAGGCCGACCGGTCGAAGCGGTGATAGCTATCCGAACCGGGGGCGGGAATGTCCGGGAACATTTTCTCCAGCAGGAAGAACCGCTGGTTCTTGTCGTTTTTCAGCACGTCATTGGTGAAGATAGAACCCATGACCGCTTCCAGATACGTTTCCATGGCCTGATGGTCGGAAACTTCCAGCGACAGATCACCAGTGGACGCGCCCCCGGTAAGAATGCTGTCACGCACGTTGCCCGAAGAATCCAACTCGGACGACTGCGTTACGGTAGGGGCGAAC